CAATTTAAAGTTGATTTCTCTGAAGTTGAATATCCTATGACTACTCAAGATAAGATTATGTTAAATGAATATAAACTTAAACATAACTTAACTACTCAAGCAGAACTATTAGCAGATGAAAATAAAGATTTAACTATTGAAGATGCTATACAAGTAATTGCAGATAATAAATCAATGAATGAAATAGAGGTAGTCGATGAAGGTGACAGTCAAGAGTAATGTAACTTTTAAAAAATTAAAAAAAGCCAATTTGGAAGAAATGGTTTTTGATAATTTAATTCGTCCATTGGGCAAAGAAGCAAAAAAGAAAGTTGATAATTCCTTTAAAAACAATAAAGATATTAATGGAGAACCCTATGAACCTTTATCATACACATATGGAAGAAAGAAAAAAGCATTAGGTAAGGGTGGTAATCCTATAATGGTTTTTGACGGAGATTTGAAAAAAAGCATTTCAAAAGTATTAACAAACAAATCTGATATGTCTGTTACTGTAAAGTCAGAGGATTCACGAATGTTATCTAAAAGAGGACTAAACTACGGTGCGTTTCATTTGACTGGAAAAGCAAACTCAAGAAGAAAAAATCCTAAAATTAGAAAATGGTTTTTTACAAGCGATGAATTAAAAAACAATGCAATTTTATTAGAAGATAGATTGCTTGGAAAAGAGTTTACAAAACTTAAAGATAAGTTTGCTAAGAAATTACAGTCGCTTTTAAAAACTAGAATGCGTATTATAGGTAGTAGGAAGATGCCAACATCTTCAAATTTTGCAAGAAATGTAGATATTTAATGGAAGATTTAATAAAAGAAATATTCAAAATGGTAGTACAGATAAAAAAAATATCTGAAGCTAATAACGATCTACTCGGATTTGTATGTTCTAAGGTTGCTCCAACCAAAAAAATAACCACCAAAGAAATAGATTTACTAGATGTAGCTTATATATCAATGGAAATGTCAGAAATATTTGAAGAGTATGATGTTATGCCTGAGGATTATGGGATTGCTTAGCTTCAAGCTCTGATAACTTTTCTAACCACTTTCTTTTTTCACTTGCAGTAGGTCGTCTTTGTGGCAATGGCTCTAATCCAACTTTCTTTGCTCTTTGCAATAATGCGTATCTAGCAGCTCTATCCTCTCTTAATTTTTGCCTATATGGTTTTTTACCTTTCTTTATTCTCTCTACTGCTTTCTTTTCTTTTATCTGACGATTTTGAGGTTTGTCGTTTTCTGGATTTCTTTCTGGAAGCGTTTCGAGTATTTCTGTAACCTCTTCGCTTTCTGCGTCTATAATATCCTCTGCGTCTATCTGTTCTGCTTTTAAGAACTTCTCAAATGGACTATCTACAGTTACATTGATGTTTTTGACTAGTTTTCCTGAATGCTCTAATACCAAACGCCCTGCCTGGACATTACCTTCAATAGCTTCTCGAATCATACTATTTAATACCATTGGCAACTTTGCATTAAAAGAAACCATATACTTCTTATAATACATATCAACAAATCTATCATCAGCAAACCAAGATTGTATAGTTCTATGACTTACATTTATTTGCTCAGCTATTTGTTTTTTATTTAAATCAGGATTATGTATCATTAAATCAATAGCAGCCATTTGATTGGCTTTTTTTAGTTCTATATTACTCATTTACCTTGTCCTCTATATTTTTTCTTATAATACTTCTTTGAACCTTTTGTGCCGTATTTAGTATTAGAGCTTCTACCTTGTCGAGTTTTTTTTGCACCATTTGACTTTCTAGTGCGTTCCTGAAATAAAGATCGCCTCATTTCTTGTAAACTTTTTCTGCTCCTGCGATTCCAAATGAACCAAGTGTAACCCAAACAAATGAGTTATAGATGTAGTCGTTTACCATTAATTCTATTCCAATAATACCCATTGCTAAATCTACGATGCCAAATACACACATCAACGCAAAGGATAGAAAACCTATAATATTTTTTTCATTGTATTCGTTTTTATCTTTAAATAATTCCCACATTATTTTTCCTTTTTTTTCGGTCTAAATATTTTCTCCCAACGCTTTTCGTATTCTTTTTTAGAAATACCCATAGGTCTAGGCACATCGCCTTTACCTGCTCCGTTAGGTTTTTTATAAATACTT